ATCGGATGGCTGTTCAAGAGTCTTTTCGTCTGCCATTCTCTCTTCCTCTCCGCCGTCTCGTCGCGGTCACGATACTGTAGGACTATCGTTCCTACGGACGTGTGCCATATCGTAGGCACTGACGTTATCGACGCCGGTAGTCTCCCGGCTTAAGCTGATCTATTCCTCCGCGCCGCTTCGGTGCCACGCTCGGTAGCTTTCCTCCGGGATCGGCCTCGGCGAATTCCTTGCCGACCTTCTTAGGGATACCAATAGTGCTCTTGCCTGCGGCTGCAGCGTGCATTGCGCGTCTCTGGGCCTCTGATACTGGGGGCATCACTTACCCTCCTTCTTCTGATGTGCTTGAAGGGCCTCAAGAATGGATCGCATCTCTGGATCAAGCGCTGCAGCAGCCCCGCCTCCGCCGCCCGCAAGACCAACGAGGATCGTGTCGATCTTCTCGTCCGGGAGAAACTGTCTCAGGATTTCACGGCGCCTCTCAAGCGCAGGACCAATAAGTCTCTTAGTTTCTTCTGTAGCACTCAAAGCCTTAACCACTTCCTCTTGGGGGAGACGTAGCAGCGCCTCTCTCGCCGAGGCCCCAAAATCGGGTCTCTTACCATATATATGAGACCCCATTATGTCGGCTTGATCCCACTTTACATCGCTAGGACTAGAACTGAAAGCTCTCTTTTCACCGAAAGGATTATAATCAAGAGCAGCTCCAAAATCTATTCTTGCAGGTTTACCTGCTGTCGGTACCAGCACATTATGCCCGTGCAGATCAGTATTTTTCAACCAAAGATCAGTTGCCATATGCTTACTAAGGTCCTTAGTAACGCTCTCTGGTACAGTGTAACTAGGATAGAGGTCTGCAAGAGTCTTGCCAGGAATGATCTTGCTGGCTATTGCAGGGTGCCCTTCTCTGACTGCCCTGTAAGTCTGCGGAACCGGAGCACCCGTCAAACCATACAGCTCTCGAGCTATACGCTCAGTCTGAACGTGTCCCTCTGGTCCCGACTTCAAGTAGAAATCCTCACCGGTTGGAGTACGATAAAGTCCACCCGGACTCACACCGCCTCGCGGTCCAACTTGTGTCCATCCAGCTGTGTCAATCTCCGGAACGAACTCTTTACTGTACTTTGGAGTATGTACAGCAGGCATCGCAGGTGCCGCCTCTAACGCCTTAGTTATATCGCCCTTAGATACGAGATATGGATCTGAAGGCGGTGCTCCAGGTCGCTTAGCACGTTGTAGTATCTCTTCCAACTCCCTTAGTCGATCTGTAAACGGCGGCCTAGCTGGCCCCGCGCCCAGAGCGCCCTTCGGCGCGCTTACTGCTGTTCCTCCCATAGGCATCATGCCCAATTCCAGTACCGGCTTCGGGTTATAGTCCCCGCCGAAGGCGGCTGACAGGGACTCTCGTTTCGCGTCCTCAATAGTCTGGGCCATTCCCTTAGCGGCTCCGATAGCCATCTGTCCGGGCACGCGCTGGGCTCGACCCACAGCTTTAGCGTACTGGGCCAGAAAATCAGTCCAGCTAGGAGCCTCTAGCTCTTCCAGTTTACTGGCCATCTACATCACGCGTGAATAGCGAACCCGAACACCTTCCAGCCCAGCAGGAAGAACAGCACGAACACTAGGAAGGTCATTCCCCCTATGTGCCGATCACCTTCCCAGGGCCGACCCCATCCCCAGAAGATCAGTGACAGGATCATGAGTAGCCAAAAGATAAATCCTATAGACATGTTACGCTCCATTTCCGTTGGTTTGAGCGGCAGGCTTCTGTGCCGCTTGTCGTAGACTCATTTGATGCTTTTCTTCGGCCTGTCGCAGGCCCATATCATTCTTGACCTGGTTCATCTGGAGGTCCTGTTGCGACTTCACCTGATTGGACTGCAGTTTGGCGAACTCTCCACTGATCTTGATCTGAGACAACTCGCGCTGGGACTGGACTTTGGCCGCAAGCTCTTGTTGCTTGAGGCCGTGTTCCTCGCGCTTCATCTGCATATCCATCTGCTTCTCTTGGAGCGCGCCCGGATCGCCCTGAGCAGTCTCCTGGGCCTTGGCGAGGTTCAGTTGGGTCTTGGACTTGGTTTCGTCCACCTTCGCGGCTTCACCCTGAAGGGTGATCTGTTTGCCCTGCTCTTGAACCGGATCAGGTTTGTTCAGGATAGCCAGCAGCTTGCGTTTCACACTCGCCTGGAGCGGCGATAGTTCGAGGAGGATCTGTGGAGGTATATTCGCGCCCTGCGCGGTCAAAGCGACCAACGTATCGTAGGCGTCTGCCATCATGTTAATCTCGTCCGGCCCCTCGTCCAGTATGAAGTTCACATCGAGCTGTCCGACCGCATTTATCATCCTGGGCATACCCGTGCGCGGGTCTATTCCGACCCCGTTCAGTGTTACCGTCTGCTCGATGCCCTCCACGTCAGTCACCCTGATCCAGCGCTCTGCGACCCAATAACGCTGGACGGCGTTCCATATAGCTCGATAGACACGGAGCTTCCAGTTCTTGACTCCGATAACGAAGGGACCGAGTTCGGCGATCCCCGCCTGTTGTAGCAGATTGATGGCTCGACCGGACTTGTATTCCAGTCCTTGACCAATGAGTGCAGGATTTGGTCCGAAGTTTTCAATCTCATTTTTGGCGTCCTCTAGAAACTTCAGTTGGCCCTCGACGTTCGCGATCCTCGCCGCGTCGTCGAACTCCATCTCGAAGCCCTTGTTGTAGATAACTATACCGTCTGGGCGAACTGCCTCACGACGAGCTACTTCCACGTCAGCAAAGGCCCCATCTTCGGCCTTGATCCGCCTTGACATCAGCTCGTGCAGACCCTTTGACCGCCGCTGATTGATCTCGTCCTGCGATGATCGCAAGTTGCGAATAAAGCCGTAGCGATCCCCATCGTGGTCTACAAAGGCCGAGAACATGATGAATTTGCAGATGGGCTCATTCTTCTCGTTGAAGAAGTATCCCTTGCCTTCACGCAGCTTGTGCGCGCCCGTGAACAGACACCAGCACCATCCACCCTTGTGGCGATACCAAATCTCGACCACTCGAATGCGCTTGTACTGAGGACTTACATCGAAGAACCGCTTTTCGCGGTCGGGATCAGAGGAGAGGTTCGATCCGCGCTGAAACGAGTTCTTGATTTCCTCTTCCATATCTGGGGCGAGGTCGATAGCATCGTCGATATCAAGCCACTTTCCCACGCCCATAAAGCGAGCATCGCTGAAGTCACGCTCATACGAGCGCGGGTCGTAGAAGAAACTGTCCGTTTGGACGTGAGCAAATCCGATGTCCATGTCTCCAGCGTCGCCGCGCTCGAGTATCATCTCAATCCCGCCCAGTCCATCCACGGCTCCGTTCTCGATGGCGCTGGGAAAGTGCTTCTCTCGCAGGTCGTTGTTCACGACGTAACGAACTGTATGCGTGGCTAGTTCCGCGGCTGTCTCGTCAGTGGTTCGCGGATTGGTCGGAAAGCCCTTCGGGTCCTGCTTGAGCTTCTCCATCAGCCCGACAATAGAGTCCACTTTTCGCGAGATACGATTATAGGTCACCACTGGTTGTCTGCGCTTGTTAAAGATTTCGACCTGGCCCGTAGTCCACTGTGCGCCGTGGCGGTACTGTCGAGCGTTCTTCTGCTCTTGGATTTCCTCCTGCTTGTCAGCCAGATAGTCCTCATACGCTTTGACGCACTTGCCATGCGACCAGTACTTGGCCTTGTCCTCATCAGCCGCATTCTCCTCGCGCGGCCGCTTCGCGCCAGGCATCAGGGGCGGGCTAATATCGCGTCTCTCTGCTTCGTAGGCCATTAGCGGCGTCCTATAACGTATCTGTGTGTTCTCTTACGCTTTCCGTAGTCCGAGGAGAGGTTTCTGCCGATTGGATAGGTGTAGAAGTCCGGCGGCGGCTCCGGCTCGGGCTCTGGGGGAACCGCAGCTGCAGCTATCGACCCAGAGATAGCCGCGTCGGATATTGCAACTGCGCCAATTCCAGCATCGTCCATCACAGTCACTCGTCTTAGGCCTTCGGACTCTCAAGTATACCATCTATGATGTTCATCAGTTCCCGGCTGACAGTGCCAAATCGAAACTCTCTGGTCAGTTTGGTAAGCAGAGTGTAGTCACTGTCCTCGAACTTCAGTTCCGTAGTCTCTTCGTTGGCGGCCTCGGCCACATCGAGCACCCGCAAACGGTTCCGCATCTCCTCGAAAGTGACCCCCTTGTCGATCGGTTGCTTAGCCACTATCTTGATAACTTCGACAGTGTTAAGGCCAGGAAGTCCGTTCACGATCTTAACCAGTCTCATGTTCTCCTCCAACTTCTAGGTTACAGACGGCTTAAGGGTTTGCTTCTTCGAACTCTTCCTGATCGACAGCGCGGTGATAGTTGTTGGAATACTGCACGGCGATCTTCGTCGGCTCCAACAACTGATAGAGATCCCGCAAGATCTCGCCCGCCCGCTTGCCGTTTACCAGCGTCATGTTCGCGGTCGGGATAGGCGGCACACCAGGCTTCGGCGTCGGGACGCCCTTTTGCTGCAGCTCCTTGCCCAGGTCGAAGAACGCCTGCAGCCCAGCCTGCTGCTGTGCGGTCAGGAATGTGAAGTCTGCCCAGGTGTAAGTTGCCACCAAACTTCTCCTTCTATGCTGTCCTTGTTAGTCTCGCAGACGACCCGACACGGATAGTCGTGGTGGTCGCTGCTATCTGCGAGCTGTGCCAAATCTCAAGATCGCCTGCGGCGGTGACGATCACCACGCCCTCAACTCTCATGAGCATATCGAGGGTAGTTGATCCAACGCCTTCGCTCATCGTGGTCGGAGTAGCGGTCGAGTACGTTTGCGTCGCCCAGGCGTTCATCACGCCGCCAGTCACGAGCGCCGCACCGCTTTCCTCCTCGGTGAGACCGTTGCTGGCAGTGGTGATGGTCGAAACGTCATAGCGCATGAACGCCTTGACGGCGGCAGTTCCAGTAAAGTTGAGCCCTATGCCAAGGCCGGTCGTTGCAGTGCCAGACTGGAAGATCAGCCAATACTCGACAACGTATGTTCCAGGCTGGACGCCTGGAAACTCCAGCTCGGTTATCTCGGTGCCGGTGACGCCAGTGACACTGTGAACATTGTTGAGCCGCTTCGTACGAGGGACGTAGCTCGCAAATGTTGATGTGCCAGCGACCAGCGTGCGAAACAGAAGGTCACTATCCTCACTGGCGCCTGTTACATCAGAAAGAACCGCCTCTATCGTGCCCGCAATTTCATTGTTAGCGCTCGATGTCTCGACCTCGAACTCCACCCCAACGCCGATGCCAGCCGCCGGAGTGCCAGAACTGGTCGAGGTCAAACGCTGCACGTAGGTGACCGCGTTGGTGGTGGCGGTTTCCTGCTCAACATGAAGCAACCGATCTGCCGCCTGGTTGCCTATTGCCCACTCACCAGTCGCAGAAATGCTCCCTCGCCCCGTGTTATTCGTATAAAATAAAATAGGTTCTGCCGTTTCGGTTAATATAATCAAATAACCGTCAGAAGCATGTAATCGAGTTTGCCCCCCTGAGTGACTTGCAACGAGGGATATTTCCGCATCCGTGCCGGAGCGAACGATCTGCTGCATCTGGGCGCTGCCGCCCGTATTGGCATTTTCAGTTGTATTGAACAAAAGCGAATTGTCATCCAGAAACGCACCAACTCCCAATCTGGAAATATCAAGTGCCGTAAGCAGGGAGCCAGCTTGCATCGTCTTGAATACAAGCTTGAAATCCTCGCTTGCGCCGGTTACGTCGGTCGTCACCGCCTCGATGGTGGCGCCGACCTCGTTGTTGCCAGCGGCAGTCTCAACCTCGAACTCCATGCCAACGCCGATGCCGTTCGCTGGCGTGCCGTGCGTAGTCGTGCGGGTGAGGCGTTCAGCGTAGAGAACGGTGGCAGCCGCAGCGTCCTCAATATTTACTGTCAACTTACCATCGTCAGTGAGTGTTGCGGTGCTGTCCTGGGCATTCGCAGTACCGTTCCAGCGCATCACATGTTCATCAGTGCCAGAACCAGATATGCCACTGCCAACACCAGGGAGTGACGACCAGTTGACCTTAATTAATTGATCGGTCGTACCATCGTAAGCTAACAGCATGTCGCCGGTCGTAGGACTGGCCTCGGTCGTGATATCGGCGAGCGCTGCGAACTTGACCACTCCGGCGCTGTCGTCCCAGAACATGATCCGGTCGAGATTGGGATCGGTCAATGAGGTTCCCGTGCCGCCGTCCGCGAGGGCTACGTCGGTGCCGCCGGTGGTGTAGAAGTCGGCGCCGCTGAGCGCACTGTTGAACTCGGTCGCCGTTCCGGAGACTGTGTTGTTGGTGAGACTGATGGTCTTGTTGGTCAGTGTTTGGGTGTGCGCTTCGAACACAAACGTGTCGCCTGCTGTAAGCAGCGGCAGCGTCACCGTTCGATCCGCCGCAAGATTGCTGACTGCGAAGTTGTAGAACTGACCCCCCGCGCTATCAGCGATCTTGGGCGTGATCAGCGACGGCGTGTTCGCGAACACCAGGGCGCCGGTGCCGGTTTCATCGCTGACCAGGGAGATCAGGTTGGCACTCGATGGCGTCGTGGCAAAGGTATCGAACCCTGCCGCGCGCGTGATCAGTGCCCATGAGGTCAGATCGGCGTCGAGCGGTTGCCCAGTCGCCGTCGTTAAAACTGCGTTGCCCCCCGAGGTCACGGATGAGGCGCCTAGCGCCCCAGTGCTCGAGTTGAACGTCAGATTGGCGTTGGTCTTGGGACCGAGGTCGCCCGTGGCGGCGGTGAAAAAGGCCACAAAACAAGTGGTGTCGGTGGCCTCATTGGCGACCGTAATGAGGGTCGGCGTGCCGCCGGTGGCCGCTACTCCACGCCACGTATTGGTGCCGGTGTCGTAAGCGAGAACGAACTCATCGGTGACCGCCGTCAGATTGACGATCATGTCAGTGTCGCCGGTCGTGATCGTCAGCGTGCGATCGGCCGTGAGATTGCTGCCGGGCTTGACGATCAGATCGTGCGTCGCATCGGTGTCGAGCAGATGCAGGCCGGTATTGGGAACAGTCAGTACGGTGGGAACAAGGATATCTGATGGGAACGAGAGCACCGGATTGCCGGCAACTCCATCGCCGTCTGTGACTGTGATTTGTGCGGTCGTGCCGGTGATAGTCCGGCCGGCGAAGGTGTCTGCCGCCGTTTGAGTTAACAGCCCATTGGTGTTATAGGCCGCCAGCGCATTCAAGGTCGTGTCGAGGGTGACATTGGTGCGAGTGTTTGCTCCATCATCAGCGGCAGTGAAGCCGCCGCCGACGAAGTTGAGTGTCGTTCTCGCCGTGAGGCCGCTGCCCTCCTCTTGGATTGTCGCGTAGCCGCCGGCTCCGGCTGTGGCGTTGAGCGTGGTGCCGCTCATCGAGAGATTGGTACCGAGCGTGATCTCCTCCCAATCACCGGCGCTGCCGCTCTGGCGCCCGAGCAGCCGTGAGGCATTGGCCGATGGCGTCAGGTTGGCGTAGGGCAGGTCACCGGTGATGGCATCAGTGTCGGCAAGATCGAGCGCGCCCCAAGCGTAAGTCGAGGCACCGGTGACGCGCAGCACTTGTCCAACAGTCGAGCTATTGGTGATGCCCGTGATGGCAGAGGTGCCGTTGCCTTGCAGTAGGCCGGTGAGCGTGCTGGCACCCGTGCCACCATCAGCAACCGCAACGTCGGTGCCGCCAGTGACGTAGAAATCGGCATCGCTGTTTGCTGTATTGAACTGAGCTGTCGTGCCTGACAGCGTGTTGCTGGACAGATTTATGGTCTTATTAGTCAGCGTCTGAGTGTGAGCCTCGAACACAAATGTATCGTTGCCGGTGAGCAGTGGCAGTGTGACCGTCCGATCAGCAACCAAGTTGCTGACGGCAAAATTGTAGAATTGACCGCCAGCGCTGTCCGCGATCTTCGGCGTGATCAAACTGGGTGTGTTGGCAAAGACGAGAGCGCCCGTCCCGGTCTCATCCGTCACCAGTGAAAGGAGGTTGGCGCTCGACGGCGTAGCAACGAATGTATCAAATCCGGCAGCCCGGGTAATTAATGCCCACGATGTAAGATCGGCATCGAGTGGCTGGCCCGTCGCCGTTGTCAGCACATTGACGCCCTCGACCGCCAGCACACCGGCCGAGGCGCGGCTCAGCGTCGTGTCAGAGGCAGCGCCCAGCTCTATGGTACCTACCGTGAGCGCCGCCGTGGTGCCGATGCTCATCGCACCAGTGTTGGAATTGTAGGTGAGATTGGCGTTGGTCTTCGGGCCCAGCTCACCAGTTGCCGCCGTAAAAAAGGCCGGAAAGCAGGTCGTGTCGGTCGCCTCGTTAGCAACCAAGATGGTAGGGAGGCCGGTGCAATTCGTCAGCACGCCGGACGTAGGCGTGCCCAGGAGGGGGGTGACCAGCGTAGGCGAGGTGGCGAAGACCAGCGCGCCAGAGCCAGTGTCGTCAGTAACCAGTGCATCGAGGTTGGCGGACGTGGGGGTAGCCACGAAGGTGTCGAAGCCCGCCGCTCGCGTGATCAGTGCCCATGAAGTCAGATCAGTATCAAGCGGCTGGAACGTCGAGGCAGTGACTGCAATCGTGATTGTATCCGTAGCGGCATTGGTGGTCAGCGTGATGGCGCTACCCGCCGCCAGAGTGAGTATATCGGGAGCGGCATCCGCGACGACATCACTCTGGCCACTGACCTGGATAGTACCAAAGGCATTGCTGCCACTCGGCGTCTCCCAAGTCATCGCTGTCGCGCCGCCGCCCTGCGATGTCAGCACCTGCCCAGCCGAACCAGCGGTCGTCGGTAGATTGAAGTTCCAGGTACCGGCGACGGCTTGGGGCTGTATAGTGACGGCACCGCTGGTGGCTCCCGTCATCGTCAAAGTGACCGGTAGGGACAATGTGGTGCTGGACAAAGACATATGGGTCGCAATGCCAGCCGCACTACCACCAACACCGAAGCGCATGAAGGTGCCAGCGGTGTCAACCCAAATGCCACTGGATGCAGTATCAAGAAAGACTAAGCCACCACCAAAGCCTCCACTTAATTGCAGCGCACTATTGTCGTTTGAGTTCGGGGCAAATGTAGTCGTAGTAATAGTCAGCGTGTTGTCGTCCTTATTGTAGACCAAGCCGCTATCGCCGCCGAAGGCCCCGCCATCGTTAAACTGAACTTGTGTATCGACCCCACCTGCCGCCGTCGTCCAGGTGCCGTCCGCCCGCAGAAAGTTCGTGGTCCCACCACCAGAGGCCGGAACGAGTCCGATCGCAGCACTGGTAAACACAAAGGGATAGATCGCGCTGGCCGGGTGAACTGCTATAACGTCCTTAGTCCCGGCCGAAAAAGAAACTGCCAAACCCCCATTCGACGAAGAAAGCACCGATGTCCGTGTTAGCCCGAGCGCCCCGTCGGAGGTCGCCAGCGAGACCTCCCACTCGTTCGCCGTGCGATGAACTATGACGATCCAGATAGTATCCGCCGCCGCACAAACCGCGCTGAAAGCCCGATATGCAGTAGGTGGAGTTCCGGTGACTGCTATAGCCCCGGTTCCGGTGCTCGTGGTAGTGTCTCTGACGCGATCTTCGATCTTGTGCGCCATCAGTAGGTCACCCAGTCTCCTGGGGCCTTGGAGACCCGTTGAGCATAGCCCACTTTGACCGCGACGGGCGTTTTCTCGATTTTAGGTGTGTAGGGTCGAGACATACAGGCGTAACGCCACTCGTCCGCCGCGTGATCCTCGGACTCTGTGTTTACATCCTCCATTCGAGCGGGATCGTGTTGGAGGGCTGGGATCGTTCGGATAGATGCCGCGTGCGTGCTGAGGCAGTAGATCATTGGGAGACCATCTTGCCCAACTAAGCGCGCCCGCAGTTGATCCCAGCCCCCCATCGAGCCCCTCTGGGGGACACGAGCGTTGTCCGCAGCGTGGAAAGGACGCAAACGTGCGGCTAAAAGCGTCTTATTAACCCGTTCAGCGATTGACGGGCCTCCGTCCTCTCGAAAACAGGCCGGATCGAGCACTGCGTAGCGCAGCGCGGGGTCTTTTGCTCGTTTTTCGCGGTCTGCGATGCCCTGAGCGACCTGTTCCGCGGTCAATTTCAGACCTACGTTAAAGGAAGTGGTCATTCCGTACCATTCTCGGTACCGAACAAGTGCTCCACGAGGCACTAAACGCTCTTTTTTCTCGGTTCTCTGGTTCGGAGCCCAGTAATCGTCGCTCGCGATAGCCCACCAGCCGACTGAAAAGGGCCGACTCGACCCCCAGTCCATCGCGCGGAACCGAACCCACTCGCGCGGGAGGTCAAAAGGCTCTAAAACGTGCAAATCGTAGCGCCAACAGTCGAAATAGGCCCCCTCTACGACTGTCCAGTCTCCCTCAAGCCACGCTCGCACCATAGCGTCACTGGCAAGGCCGCGGAGTCGATCTCCGTAGGTGGGATCGGCGGATAATAGGATCTGATTATCTCGTAGTTTAGCGGGGATAAACATCCGCTTGGATTTAACGATTGGGTCCTCAATGTGGACGTAGCCCCCTGGATGCGGATCGACGAAATAAGCCTTGACCCAGTGATGACCCACGCCTCCGGGATTAGCTGCAGCCCGAATACGTTTTGTAGCGACTCCGTGAGCCGATCGTAGTCGGGCGCGGAGAAACCTGTATCCGTAGTCGCTGGGCCACTGTGTAAGCTCATCCCAGCCAATCCAGGTGTACTGGTGCCCCTGATATCGTGTGGCATCTGCATCCCTCTCCACATAGCGCATACGCAGACTGGCGCCGTTTGGCCAGGTCCAAGTTTTGGCCTGTTCGTGCCAAACAGCACCAGACGCGGGGTAGATCTCGCGCGACCGGCGGATCAAGTCCTCAAGCTCGTTGTAGGTTCGGCGGAACAGGATGCCTTGCCAGTGACGGCTGTAAGTCGGAACATCCTGCAGAAAATCGCCCAACAGGAAGTCCGACTTACCGCCGCCCGCTGCCCCGCCGTAAAACAACTCATCGCACCAGTCCGCCATGATAGCCTCGGTCTGAGGCCCAGGTTGTGGACTCCAGACCGGGGCCACAGTGCGGCGCTCTTGCGCGGCGGCTCGCATTTTCCCCTCCCAGGGACAGTGTGTCCGCGCGGGCCGTTGGCCCTACTGGAACCTGCGGATCAGGTCTGTCAGTGCCGCTACATGCGGGTCATCACGCTCGCCTCGTTCGATATGCCACTGTTCAATATCCCGCAGCACCGCAAGTGCCTCCTGCTCTCTCGCAGTTAGCCGCGGTCGCTGGGTTCTGAACTTGGGCTCCTCTGGAGCGGGCTCGGGCCTAGCCCGTTTTCGTCTTTTAGCCACGACAAACTCCTAGTCCGTGCGGGGCCGAGTGGCCCCTAGCGAGTTGCAGTAGCGCACTTTACCGCCCACATAGCTGCGTCCTCGTAGTGTGTCTGGGCCAAGGCCGCGAGGCGTGGGTCATTGTCCTTCATCTCTTCGCAGAGGTCGATCAGCTCGGCGGTCTTGGCCTTGATCACATCGACCATGTTCTCGGTTGAGGGATTAAAGGCCGATCGCACGCGCTTTTCGCCCAGTGTCTGTTCCACGACAGGCA